GAGAGTGTCACCAGGACGCAGTGGGTGCCCGCAGCGCCCTTGACGAACTACGGCGGTCTGTACCTCCGTTTGGAGCGCCAAGGCGACCTAGCGGGCACTACGGCCGTCTACAGCGACAGCACGACGGTGCCGCTCACCGGCACGTGCTCAAAGATCCAAATCAATGGCCTGATCTACGTCGATATGGAAATCGACAACCTGACCTACCCGGTCACCCTGACTGTGACGGCCGGGAACGCAGCGCTTAACCCGCTGCTCGAAATGGCGCTTCTCCAGCGCGTCGCGCACCACGTGGCAAGCCGCGGGGATGACACGGTTGCGCTGGACTCCACGTACTGGGATCGGATCACCGGCATGATGAGCAAGGGCATCGGCTAATGGCCGGGCACGTTCCATCCGGAATGATGCGCCTCGTTATGACGGCGCAGAACCCAGTAGCCACGCTTGACATCTTTGGCCAGGCGCAGGAGTCTTGGTTGTCGTTTGCGACCATCGCGGTTCACATAGAGAACGCCAACACGGAAGAGACAATGGATGACGGCGGTTCGAGCGTGCGCACCGATTGGCGCATCCTTGCTGCTTTCCACCCGTCGGTTACTACCCGCTCAAGGCTGCTGCTCGTGGACAACGGCGTAACGCGCACGTTCTTTATCAAGGGGTGCTGGGATCGCGATCAGAAGCGCCGGCGCCTCGAGATTAATGCGGTGGAGGTGACGGAATGAACCCCGTGAAGATCACCATCGATACCAAGGAAGTGAAGCAGACACTAGCGCGGCTTTCGCCAATGCTGAACGAAGCGGTTCGCAAGAAAGCAATTCGCAAAGGCTTCAAGCCGTTTGTCCCGAACTTGAAATCCGTTCTTTTGAACGCCCCATACATTCGCGGCGGCAAAAAAATCCATCGCAAGGGCATTGCATCTGCTACTAAAGTCAATTCACCCAAGCGAATGGGCGGCCCAGGCTCGCCTATTCGCGCCGAGCTCGGGGTGCAACTTGGCAAAAAAGGCGGCACCCGTGCTGGCGGCAAGCAATTTGTCTACCCGTGGAAAGAAAACGGGTTCATGCACAAGAATTCTGGTTTGATGGTTTCCGGAAACCGCGTAGGCGAACTGTGGGGAAAGGCAAACGTAGCCAGGATTATGCGAGCGATCAGCACGGAAATTCTTATAGAGGCTCGCAAGATCCTCGGAATTGGAAATACCAGTGTCCCTAAGTAATATTCAAATCGCTATTCAAGACGCTATTTCCGGTGGCACAACCACCTATACGTGTTCGGGTATTCGCCAAGCGGGTATTGCAACCCCGTGTTACGTCTACGAGATCACCAGCGCTGCTGTTGACGTAGTTACGTCTGGCATTCCAACCTTGTGCCATTGGACGTTGACACTTCAAGTCCAGGCAATTGCCGATACGGTCGATGATTGCCTCGCCTTAGTGGACGATCTGCGCACTTTATTTGCTACACCAATTACCAATACTTCATACGACTGTGTGCTAGTGCTGTCCGCGTTTAGCGTGACCATGGGCACCGAATCAATAGATGACGGCAAGACCGATGCGGAGCGCATTGGGACTATTCAACTCGAACTACTTGTACAGGAGACCACCTAATGGCAATCACTCCCGGATACGGCGGAGCGCTCACGCTCAACTTCCAAACGGCAGGCGCGGCTACTTACTTTGCAAAGAACGTGACCTTCAGCCATTCGCGCTCATCGCTCGACTCCACAAGTCTTGCTGACTTTGCCGAGAAGCGGATGCCTGGTCGCATTCAGCGCAGCGCTACGTTTGATTGCATGGCTGATGGCGGCCTCGATGATGCAATTCGCGCCCACATGAACCCGACCACTATCGGAGAAGCGCAAAACAGAACAGTGACATTTAGTTACACCGATAAGGGTGGAGAGGTTTACACCATTACGGGACACCTGACCAGCGCAACGCGCACTGATGACGGCTCCGGCCCTGGTATGTGGTCAATGACACTTGAGGAGGCTTGATGCCGTTTGATCTGTCTTCAATCTCACCCAAGCCGCGGCGCGTGGATGTGTCTGGTGTCGGCGTCATCATGGTGCGTGAGCCAACAATGGCGGACTACACCCGCGCTGCCGCTGATCCGTACTGGTGGGCGGCTTGTCTGTCCTGCATCGATGGCACGCCGTTCGTGCATAACCACGGCGAGATGGCCAACGTCAGAGCGGATATCTGCTCAGCGCTGCTGGAGGAGATCAACCGGGAACGTTTTACGACGCCGCCGAACGGCGGCTCTGGCGAATCGCAGACGGTGAACAGCGCATGAACATGAGCGGACTCATTGCCAAGACAGAATTAACAACGCTCGAGCGGTGCGAGTGGTTGCTTACGGCCCTGGTATGCAATGCCGTCGGACAGAAGCCACAACGCTGCATCCCCTGGTTGAAAAAGGAGACTTATGGCAGATAAGAGCATGAAGGCTGTCATTCGCGCGGAAGTCGATCCGTCCGGCGTCATTAAGGGCGTTGCGGCAACCAATCGCGAACTGGCCAAGTTAAACAGCAAGACCAGCGCTATTGCTGTCGGTGCGTCGTTCAACATGGCGCAGATGGGCTTCCAAATGCTCATGGGTGCATTCCGGATCATGGACAGGCGGATGACCGACCTAGCGCAAATGTCGACTCGGTTCTCTCCTGAAGCCCAACGAGGCGTAATGCAAACCAAGATGCTTGAACTGCGCAGAGAGCAATTTATGGCAAACACGTTTGGCATTGATGTAGCCGGTGCAGAGCGATCAAAGCGCGAAGGCATTCAACGCCGCGCTGAATCAGACGTATCAGCTGGCGCTGGTCAAATTGCATTCTTTGAAAGCCTGAAACAAGATGCAATGTCGTTTGCAAATGACTTGCTCGGATCCGCGGCGCAAGGCATAAGCGATCCGGGCGAATTCTTTAAGGCTAGTTCCTTCAAGGATCGTTTCAAACGTATGCAAGGCTATATGCCTATGTTAGATCCAAACATTTTGGAACGCGGTGGCCGTAATGGGCAAGTCGGCGTTGATTTAACAGCGATGGGGCAGATCGGGCAGAACATGACCGCTGGTATGAGCGACAACAAAGACCGCGACGTACAAGTCAAAAACGCAATCATTGACGCAGAAAATCTTCGACTTATGCGCGAACAGAACCGGCTTTTGAAAGGCGGCTCCTAATGTCATTCACACTTGTTGAACGTGCAAATAGCCGCAGTTACTCGCTGGTGCCCACGCCTGGTGAGTCAACAATCACCATCCAATACTTGATGACATGGAGCAGCCTAAGTACGCAACCAAGTGAAGACGAGATCCTTGTTGCTGCTGGAACTCCTCCAAGCCGAATCAGTTCAACGGTTTACAGTGGCAACGCGTACCTAAAGACGATGGTAATCCGTGAGGTATCCATCGAGCCGGTACGGGAACGACAGAACGCTTGGATAGTTACGCATCGAGCAAGCACTCGCAACGGGACGCCGACCGCTAATTCAACTGGCGCGTATTGCACGTGCACACGCGCGACCGTTGTGCGATCTACGGCCATGTACCGCAGCGCTCCCACGTTCCCAACGAATGGAAGCGTAGTTTTTTCAGCGGCTGTTGACATTGCCGGCGACAAGGTCGACACCAACGGCAAACCAAAGGTGTACGACGTACCGCAGCAACTAGTGACTATTGAAACCCAGTACGACAGAACGCTTCCGCAAGGGAGCCCAGCTGCTGAACCACTGTGGTCGGTTTACACGTCTTACGTAGGTAACCGCAACAGCGCTGTGTTCCTCGGCTTCCCAATCGGGACGCTTTTGTACCAAGGATTCCAAACCGCACCGGAAGACAACTACTACCGGATGAGCCACACATTTCTGTACGACGCCTGGTTTCACCTCGAGCAGATTCCGGCGCCAAACCCCACCGGCGAACCGATCTTGACTGCTGGCATTACCATCGGCACCGTTCCAATCTTGCAAGTCGACAAGGTGGTTTTCCTGCAACGCTACAACACGCTATCGGCGTTCGCTGCCATCCTCGCAGCGGCAGACCTGACCGCCTTGAGTAGTCCTAAACCAGTGGCAGTTGCATAATGGCTTGGCAGAACCCCATCTTCAACGGGAACTTGTACGGCGGACTGACGCGGTTTGCCATGAACGGTTTTGCGCAGACTCAACGGGTGGCAACTGCCAACGCCGCCGGCATCAAGTTTGCGCAGGGTGAAGCGTTCAACAAGGCGCCGACTAAGTCTGTCCTGGTGAGTATTGATTCCGCAACCCTTTATTCTGACAACCGATGGACCTACTCCGTAAAAATATGGTTTCCGACTCCGATCGGCGGCGGCGGCATTACGGTTCCAACAAACGACAAGAGCGGCACGTACGCCGCCGCCGTTAACCTGCGCGAGTGGCACAACACGCTGAACATTGTTGACGGCATGAACATTTCCGTAGCACCAGCAGCGACCATCGGGCCGGTTGGCAGTCAATACAACACCATTACAAACGTCTGGCCAACCACGCAACTCAGCGCGAAGGTGGAACTGCACATCTGCCACGACAGTGCGGGCGGCGTCTTCGCGTACTTCGATCGACCAAACCCAGTGCGATGCACACCAGCGGAGCAATAAATGCCAAACCTAGACCTAGCGCTCAATTATCCAAATACCGTCATCGTCCCTGGTGAAGAGTGGGTGCTTGCCGGCACAGTCCAGGTAGAAGGCACTAGCACTCCGCAAAGCCTGGCGGGCTACACGGTAAAAGGCAACGTGCAAATCGGATCGACGAACACGCTTAACACCGGGACGTACGCCGTAGTGGTTGGAGTTGCAGGCACGTTCACCTGGACGCTATCGATGGCGCAGACTGCGCTATATGCGCCCAACTCATGGGGCACCATCGTTCTGTACCTCGACCACGCTAGTACCGATTCGTTGCACATTGCGACGATCGGCTTTCGCACCTCAGCGGAGACCATCTGATGTACACCTCAATGTTTCGCAAGGCCATGCTGGGCGACACCGCGTTGCTCTCACTGGACTTTACCGCTGGCACAGTGCCGACTGCCGTGACGTTCACACGCGCAGACTCCACGGCGCGCGCGACCTACATCGATGCCAGTGGGTACGTGAAGACTGTTGCTGCCGCTGGCGCTGCGCGATTTGATTACACAGGCGGCGTGGCGAAGGGGCTGCTGATTGAGGATATTTCTACCAATCTTTTGAAGTACTCAGCGTACGCCGCTACGAATTGGTTGGCATATGGTGGATTTACTAAGCCATCTCCATACGTACTAGTTACAAGCCCAGCAAACGACACTACCGCCGCCAAAATCAGTTTTGGTGCAGTTGGAAATGGTCTGTACACGAACAATTCGCAGATGGGCTACACGAATACAGTCGGAGCCACGTACACGGTAAGCGCATGGATACGCGCGACAGTCAACACGAACAACTTAAATATCCGCTTTGGCGATTCGGCGCAGGTGATAGGTTCAAATATTCCAATTTCTACAACTTGGACTCGTTATTCTTATTCGTATACCGCTCTAACTAATAGTGGTCCAGCAATTCAAAGCGCAAGCGGGAGTCACACTGGCGAGTTTGAGATGTGGGGTTTCCAACTTGAAAAGGCTACTAGTCCATCGTCGTACATTGATACAACGACAGCCTCGCTGACCCGCCTCGCCGACGATGCCGTGATCCGCAGTACTGCTTGGACATCGCTGTACGCGCAACCAGGCGCAATGGTGGTGGAGTTCTACCGCGGCGCGCACGGTGCTGGCGATCGATCGATCATGTCCACCGATACAACGGCCGCACGGCACTGGCATCTCAAGCAAGCGAACGCCAGTGCCACGGCGCAGATCGCTTTTAGCACTGGTTCGCCAGTGACGCAGACGGGACTAGTGAGCGGGCTCAACAAGGTGGCGATTGCTTGGAACGCGCCCACGCCTACGGCATCGTTCGACCTGTGCGTGAACGGTGCTACGCCGACATTTGGCGGTAGCAACGTGGGCACCACGCTTTCGACTTGGCTCACGCTGGGCTCCCAGTCCACCACGGGCGTAAGCGGTTCCGGTACGTGGGATGGCTACCTCAACAACTCAATCAAAAGCGTGAAGTACTACAGCGCCT